CCTATCTTAGGGAAGCGCATTCTAGAGCGCAAGCCTAAACTTGGAAATCTTCTAGGTTATTTTGTAAAGTTTGAGCTTGACAAGGGATTGTGCGCTATGGTACGATACAGATAGAAGCTGAAGTTTNGNCCACCAGGGAGGGTTTTTAAGAAAGTGGAATCCCCCTAAACTCCAATAGTCTAGGGGATTCTGAGATACCTTACTAAGCTGGGTATATCAGTAAAATATCGCCTTGGACAAGGGCGACAAAATATCCGTCGCCAATAGGCCCAGTTTTTATAAGGTTACGCTGGTGATTAACAAACCTTAGGACGTATTCTTTACTTACCTCCGTATACGTATTGTCGGATTGTATGACGTAAAAAGAACTTGCCAAGTCCACTAGCTCAGGTGCTTTGTGAGAGTAAGCGCGACAGATGGGGTTGTTTGCCATACCCCTATTCTAGGGGAGCGTATTCTAGAGCGCAAGGGTAAACTTGGAAATCTTCTAGGTTATTTTGTACGGTTTAGGCTTGACAAGCGATTGTGCGCTATGGTACACTGAAGATAGACGCTGGAATCTCGCATCGCCAGAAAGTATATTTAAGCTTCTATCTGTATCGTACCATAGCGCACAATCGCTTGTCAAGTCTAAACTCCACAAAATAACTCAAAAGATTATCAAGTTTACTATTGACAAGCGATTGTGCGCTATGGTACGATACAGATAGAAGCTAAAGTTTGGGCCACCCTGGAGTGTTTTTAAGGTTGCTCTTTGTCCCAGTTTTGAGCGGGGAGAAGTGGAATATTAGGTGGCTTGGGGAGAATCATATCCTGGACTTCCTCATTAGTCATTTTAAGGCCCGTCACTGCGTCAAAGTATACCGTAGTATGTAATGCCATATCTGAGCAAACAAGAGCACAGCGTCCACTAGGGTAACGCCGGATAGTCTCTCGGCCAGCATTGTAAGGTACGATATTATCACCTACCCTTTCCAGCCATTCTTCGACTGTTTCTCCCCCTAATCGAGAATACTTGAGAATATATCCTAGCATCAAAAGTTCCCTCTTTCTTCCATATCCTTCAGACTTAGGATGATATCACTACGCGAGAGCCAGCCAGTTTCCCCCGTAGTGTGATTTGATAACGTATAGGTACTGACAGCCATCCCTATAGGTAATCCAGTCTTCTCCACGCATCGGAACAAAAATGCCTTCGTGCTTGTCGTTTGCCATACCCCTATTCTAGGGAAGCGCATTCTAGAGCGCAAGCCTAAACTTGGAAATCTTTCAAGTTATTTTGTACGGTTTAGGCTTGACAAGCGATTGTGCGCTATGGTACGATACAGGTAGAAGCTAAAGTTTGGGCCACCCGAAAGGGTTTTTAAGAAAGTGGAATCCCCCTAAACTCCAATAGTTTAGGGGGTTCGCAAGCAACTTCGCTAGTCGCGGAACATATTCTTTCTATAACACTCGATAATGTCGGGCAAGTCTTGGCGAGGAAAAAACTCCACTAGGGCTTCATGCGCGGCCTCAGAACATCCAAGCGGTACGATGGCGGACACGGTGCTACTTTGCCACGCTAGGTCGAGCCACCTTTCCATGCTGGCGTCTGGTTGATTCTCGCGGATTTCCAGCGCGAGACGCGCGAGAATGCGGAGGGCGTAAGGAGAAAGAGGAGCGGACATGACTATATCGTACTAAAGCGCATTCTAGAGCGCAAGCCTAAACTTGGAAATCTTCTAGGTTATTTTGTAAAGTTTGAGCTTGACAAGCGATTGTGCGCTATGGTACGATACAGATAGAAGCTAAAGTTTGGGCCACCAGAAAGGGTTTTTAAGCTTCTATCTGTATCGTACCATAGCGCACAGTATCTTGTCAATGGTAAACTGGGAAATCTTCTAGGTTATTTTGTAAAGTTTAAGGTTGACAAGGGATTGTGCGCTATGGTACGATACAGGTAGAAGCTGAAGTTTGGGCCACCCGAAAGGGTTTTTAAGAAAGTGGAGTCCCCCTAAACTCTAATAGTTTAGGGGGGATTCGTAAGTACCTATCTTAGGATAGGCCTAGGATAAGGCGAGGATATTGCGCAGTGATGTAGGTAGGTTGGGGATATTCTAATCCTAGAACATACTCTTTGCGCTCTAAAAAGTCTACTAGGTGGCCGTAGGCGTCGCCTTTCACAAGATATGGGATATCACACTGGCGTTCAACAATATCCCAGGCGTGGTCTAGTTGCCAATCTAGAGTTTTTTCAGGGTAAAGAAGTAGTACCGCGCGAGATATGTAGGCGATATCGGCATGTTGCTTATCATTGATTACAACGACGGGAGCGGAGTCAGACGGAAGCGGAGCGGACATGGTTATATCGTACTAAAGCGCATTCTAGAGCGCAAGGATAAACTTGGAAATCTTTCAAGTTATTTTGTACGGTTTAGGCTTGACAAGCGATTGTGCGCTATGCTAAGATAGGATGCCTCAGAATAGTTCGCGTTGGCGGGACTCCTGTTCCTCCCATATACGCAATACATAGGTACTCCTTTAGTTTCTCTTTTTACAACAAATATAAAACATTGTAAAACTAATCAAACACAATCAAACACCATAAAACCAATCCAACACATTATAAAAATACTACTTATTCAATGTCCATATTGTCAGAACAATAGAAATGGTTCTCATCGTATATAAAATCTGATAACAGTCTATCCCTTTGGGACTCCTTAGACTCTTGGGACTCCTTAGACTCTTGGGACTCCTTGTACTCGTACCTAATTACTATGCCAAACTTCGCAAACCAAGGGAATATTTTTAGACAGCAATCTAACTTCTACGCCAAGGAATACTTCGTCTACGTCCCCTATCCTCTCAGATATAAGATTAACCCAATCCTTCTTCTTAACTTCAAGATATTTATCTTTTGAGATATACAACTCATTGGGAAGCACACTCTCCCATGTAGTGTAATCCCTCCCCATAAGTCTATATTTTGCACCTCTATAGGATGTTATCTTAGGTATTCCAAAGTATTCTAAGATTTCCTTATATGGGATATATAAGACCTTCTTTTTAATTATTTCCATTTCTATATCTCTTCTCTGTGATTATACCGTACTACTATTCCAAACTTCGCTAGGCTAGGGAACATCTTTGACAGAGTTCTAACTTCCACTGTACCCCCGTTCACTGAGCTTATATCAATTTTACTCTCTATCAACTTTTGGTACTTAAACTTATTAAATGTAACATAGCCCCCTCTCTCAATATACAGCTTGTTAGGAAGTTGGTATCTTAGATTAGAATCTAGATATGTCGGATACGCCACTATCATTCCGTAATTTATTATTTTAGGTATTCCGAAATACTCTATGATTTCCTCATAAGGTATGTGTAAAACTTTACTTCTAGTAATTTCCATTCATTTAGCTCCACGGATTGTCATTACTGCTAGTACTTTCTTTTTCTCTGTAACTTTATCTGATATGCTGTCAAGTTTATCCAGTACATCCTGAAGTCTTGGGTGTTCGTTTCCGTAGGCGATACCACCCCCTTTCGTCTCTCTTTGGAACCATTTCCTTCTCCAAAATTCAAAGAAGAACTGCTTCTCTTCAAGGGAGTAGGTTTTCCTACCCGACACTAATCTGTTTTCAACTATTCTATATTTCATTTATCTTCCTTCCCAGTATAGCACCATAACCCTACAGCATATGCTTTATCAAGAATACTTAATGCCTTTTTTATATCCTCGTTGCCAAGACTACGTAACTCCTTCTCTAGCTCTGGGTAGCCTCCTAGAAGCTCTACAACCTTAAGTGCGTTTATTACTCCGTCCTCTCTTATTGAAAGAGTAGAGGCAGCATTTAAAACTAGTGTTCTTAACCTCTCAATCTCAGCTTCCTCTGCCGCGACATATTTATCAACTCTCTTATTATGTTCCTCAGCACCACAGTTACATTCATCACCTGCGAATTCATTAGCACAGCCTTCCGTGCTTTGTGGGCAAGAATACCAAGAGTCTTCACATACTTGGTGGTGCATATATAAGTCTTCTTTTACTAATGGAGTATCGTTCATTGTTATTCCTCTAAAGCCCTTATAGCGGCAGCGCATCTTTCTGGAAGAGGTCTGGATATCTTCCATGCTTCCCATGCCAACATGTCATAAGGTTGAATGTCTGGCACATTCCCATTTTCTTCCGCACAAACCTCTAGTTTGGTACAGTATAGCTCAACCAGACCTTTTTCTATTAGAACATTTAACACCCGCTCCCAATCGTTAGCGTCGGTGGTGGGGTCGAAGCCTACAATCTGGACAAAGTTAGGCATACGATTAGGCCAACACAGCTTTGCTAACTTCTCTGCGATGTTGGGTGTGGGTTCAGGCATCTAAAAACTCCACTTCTTCAATTCCTAGGTACAGGCGGTGTCCTGTCGGAGCGCGAAGATTAATACCTGAAAGCGTGTCCACCTGCACCCCTTCAATAACAAACTCTAAACCCGTCAACGGTTTCTTGGAATGGCCGTATGGTTGTCCGTTGTAGTTTGAAATAATCCTTACTCGTCTCCCAATTAATAAGGCTTTGATACCTTTTTCACTCTCTATCATTTCTGTTAACAACTCAAGAACACGGGATAGTTTGTTTTTATTATCACTCATCTAATTCCTCTGCTTCAAGCACAATTTCGTCCAAATACTCCATCGCACCAATAGGGTCTGTCCAAGCCTTTCTCTCAAATCTATCTGCTGATACCGCCAATAAGTGTTCAATATCACCTTCTTTACTAAACACTTTGGTGGCACATATTCTTGAAACTTTTTCTCTCACCCATGCCAACGCCCTTGCGCAGTTTCGGTGGTCGGATAGGTATTCGTCGAAGTACATATGGTCTTTGCGCCAGTTGAATTCTTTTGGAGGAATGACACTAGCTTTATACACGCCATGCACGGGTGCTGCGAGCATAAATCCATCCTTCAGGCGATTCGTCCAACGCCATGCGACGGCCACTATTTCTTCGTTATCTTTCATTGCACTTTACCATAAGACTTTCCATTTCGTCCACAATGACAGATACATTACGAACCCCATCCCTTCGCAACTTGTCGCACAATTTACGTAAGTTGTTAGCTAATTTACGGCGTGTCATCATTCTTCACTGGCGGTACATACTCCCAGGTCGCACCATCTTTCAAAGATGCCCATAGAATCCCAGGGATATAAAAGGTTTTAGTTCCTTCTTTATCAGACTGAACCGTAATGTAATATACATCTTGATAACCTGCAATCATCGAGTATGTTGTGTAAGCTCCTTTGTATATTACCTCTCCCTTAAAAGCATCTTGCTCAGAAGGGAAATCCCAAGGAACTAATAAAAACGCTGCAATGATAAATGCAGCTAGTAATGTAGCGCATAGGTCTTTCATATTTAAACTCCACTATAATCTCTCATTCTTTGCCAAAACATTCCAAGTGTAAGTCTCATGGACTTTATCCTACTTGGCTTATACGGCTTTGCTTTAATTTCACCTGTTAGAGCCTTCATAGACTCTGTAAAGCTTCCATCCCTATTGAAGAAATCCTTTCCTAGGAATAGAATACAACTCATATGTAATTCAGTAGCTTGCTCTACCATTTCTCTACAGTAGGCTCCCGCTTCTTTAGTATAGAGTCCTTCATGTCCTACTCTAGAATCATCCTTCCCTCTAAACCCCCAATGCAGTTCTCCAATTGTGAAGTCCTGATGTGGAAACCATTTTCTAAGTCTACGCAAATGTTTAGGTGATGCACCAGCATTTCCGTACATATGGAAGTTGTACATATTTGGATAAGGCATACCGTAATTCCAATTATCTCTGAAAGAAGATAAGTTTGCAACTGCTCCACGAACACCTGAATCATCTTGTACTTCTTTTGTAGCACTCATAGTATAGTCCATAAGTGTTTTATAACCCTTCATACCTGAACCAGCTACCATTGAGTTACCAACACTTATAATAACCCCATAAGTGAAGTAGTTTAGTACTTTTTGAGTAACATCTTCTTCTCTTGCGAAATTAACGTGTGGTGTGAATCCCAATCTAAGACCTTCAGTAACAGCATCTAGAGCGTTATTTAAGTCTCTCTTTACATCATGGATTCTAATCCCTAAAGGAACATCTAAGTGTTGTACAGGTACAGTATCATACCCAAATGCCTGTAACCATTGACTACAAAACCCTTTGGCGTAATCCCGACCTTCTTCAATGAAGAATCCTGGGAGTATTGGTCGTTGTTCTTTCTTCATGTTAGTCTTAAGTCTTGTGTCCGCTTCTTGCGGTTTCATACTGGTCTAACAATTCGTCCACATTAGACGTAGCTGACTTACTATCAGACATTTCACTATTGTAACTTTTACTCCACACATAAGGTTTGCGTCTTCCCTTAATCTCCTCCATGTTTCGAAGTTTATTTTTTATAGCCTCGACCTCTTCTTCTGCTGATTCTAAATCTTCCTCTGATTGCCACAGTTTCTCTTTGAGAAGTTCAATCTCTTCTCTTAGTTTCTTAATCAGTTTTTTCTTCTTCATAGCGCGTCATATATAGCTTAAGGTGCTTGTCAAATTTTTCGAACTTTTCTTTGTTCCCGAGTAGTTCCAAGAGAGTTGTATATTCTTGAGAATCACTAGACAACTGATGACTAATTCTACCTGTGGATTCTCTTACAGCTTCTCTGAATAGTTTAATATCATCTTTCACTATCTCAGAGTAAGCTATTAAATCTTGTAAGTTTTTCTCTAATCTCGTTGCAATTCTTCTGTTGCCATCCATTACTTCCTTTATACTAACTCCCATGCCTATTACCCTTCCTTAATGTTATACTGTTTCATAACTCTTTCTCTTTCCTGTACAATAGCACTGTTTAGCTCTTTTGGCACATAGCTTAAATCTCTAAAGAAATAAGCGTCTTCTGGTTCCATATAGTCATTAGCAACAATCTCTTCTTTCACAGAACCGTCTTCCTGCTCTGTCTCCTTAATTAGGTAAGAAGTGGGGTCATACACATTATAGTCGTCTCCTAGTTCCTCCTTCAACTCTTCTGATAACTTCTCATAGACTCTTACACGATAACGAAATTCTCCTTCCATGCTATTATTATAGCTGGGTGGGTTCAGATTATACTTCGTACTTAGGCGTATCTCTATTTTAAGCTAAACTTCAATCTTTCCTTTTCGTCATAAGGGTTTATACTGTACCTTAACATCATCCTTATCAAAAATGATTCAGGGAAGTCTAGTGGCCTCCTTACACCTTCCCCGTATGTGTAGTAACCTCTTTCAATATCTCTCTCCTCAGCCTTCCTAAATTCATTGAAAAACCCTAAGATGCCTGTGTCCTCCTCTTCAAGACTCCTTTTTACCATTACTCTTATTATAGAGTCTTATGCGTAAAAACTTACTATATAATAATGATATGTGGAGAATTATACGAACTATCGCACGTACCTTGTATTACAAAACAAGAAACGTACTAAGGAGATTAAAGAATGCGCTTAACCAGATAATATCAAATGAATGCTATATGTGTCCTGTACAGGACTACCCCGCTGTTGGAGAAAAGGATAGCCCTTGGAATAATCCTAAACTGAAGAAAATAAAGAAGAAGAATGATAATGCTCGAAAAGCTTTAAACATTATAGATGCTGAATCTGACTCAGAAAGGCTTCGTATTAGGTTGAAAAGAGCCAAGAAAGAACTCACTCATCTTAAGACTATTACAGAGAGTTCAGGAGCTAAACTTAGACGAGCAGAGAAATCTCTTTCGGCTAAGAGAAAGAAACAAGTTAAAGCTTCAGTTGAAGGTGGCCCTGATGACTCTGTAGATGCCAACTCTAAAATAAACCTAATAGATAAAGACGCAAAGAAGATTCGTATTAAAAGAGTTATGAAGAGTAAGGATGGATTGAGAAGGATTAAAAACTCCAAAGGTACTCCGTAATGAATCTTAGAAAGAACTTTAATCCTTTTGAACTTGTACCTTCTAATGAGGATGCCCCTGCCGTCCCAGAAGAAAACAGGTTAAATATGTTTAGCGAGAGGAATCCTGATATAGGATTATTCAATATGCTGGACGAGGAGATTATATCTAAAGGAGGTTCTGAGTTTTACATATACAAGTTTGAGTTGGATGAAGGGTATGATGAACTGTATGAAGAAGATAGGCTTAAGAAGTACGGTTCTAAAGTTCTTGTCAGAGGTCATTATAACCCACTGCCAGTTGGTGAAGAACTTAGCGAGTTTGGTATAAAGCTCACTAACGACCAACTATTCACGTTTAACAGGAGCTACCTTGATTCTTCTCTAGGGAGAAAGTTACAAGCAGGTGATGTCATACAGCCAAGATTTCAAAACCTAATGTATGAGGTACATGAGGTTCAGGAAGATGGTTTTGCTTCGTATGGGGTCTACCATTACGTTGCTACGGGACAAGTCAGAAGAGATTTAGAATCTCTTATATCTCAAACAGTTTAAACAGGTATAATATAAAACAAGGTGTAAGATTAGTCTTACACCTTGTTTTATTATTGAGTCTGTACTACTCGTCGTTTTCTTCAGCAGCAGCTTGTCTTGTAACGTCGCGGTGAGCCTTTCTGTTTTCGTGGCTCTCTTTCTGCTTCTTATTCTTCTTAGCAAGTTTCACCATGCGCTTCAACTTATCAGTCTTCTTCTTAGGGTCTTTCTCGTTCTTGAACTCTTTAGCAGTTCCTTTAAACTGACGGGCTGTTTTCTTTGCGCCTTCCGTGATATAAACGGCCTCAAAACTATCAATCTGGTCTAGGTTTCCTTTTTTCATTTCTGTAACTGTTTCTGCGGCCTTAGCCTTCTTATCCTTTTCTCTTTTCTTAATGACATCTTTTGATGCTTTTATGGATGCTTTAAGGTCAGCTTTCTTAGATTTAGTTTTGAGAGATTTCTTTACAGACTTAGCTTTCTTCTTGTCTAGCTTTTTCTTACCTATACTGTCAAGCTTATTTCTAGCTTTCTTTTTAAGGTCGTTGTCGGTGTCTCTATTCTTAGCTTTTTGAATATCTCTCTTAGCTGAAGAGATTCCTTTCTTTGCTCCAAGAATTGTCCTCCCTGCCACCTTACCTGCAATCTTACCCGCCGCGTGGAGAGCTAACCCTAAAACCTCATTAATCTGACCTTTCGTTTGTTCCATATTAAGTACCCGTCATTCTATATAGAGTTGTGAGAAAGACTGATAGGAGAATTGCTTTACTTGGGGACAGTAAACTTAGAGGTAAGGACAAGAAGTACGCTAAGAAAATTATGACTAACCTAATAAAGAGTCTTAGGCCAGATGTTGTCTATGTTTCTATATGCCCTGGTATTCTCTTCAAGATGCTCTCTATCCTTGAGGAAATTGACTGTAAGACTATTATGGTTCTGCCTAGCCAAGAATATTTGAAAGTGTTCAATGAGAGTGAGTTAGAGCTATTCTGTGAATACGCGGACTTACTTAACGGGGTGATACTCCTGAATGAGGTAAGGGACATAAAATACAATAAGGATACGATGTTGACAAGTCAAGTCCCATTTCTTACGGAAGCCACTAACATTAGAGTGGTACTGGCCTCAAACTTTGTAGTGGAGGGGGATTTAAAGAACGCGGTAGATAAGTTTAAAAGTGCCAAGGACTTTAAGGAAAGTACCAATATAGTTGTTAATTACAGATAGTCATTTTATGGTGCAAGGTAGGTGCTTCTTATACTTATCTGTAAATGCCTTCCTATTCGAATGCCATCCCTCCCTACCTCTAGTATCTCCTGGGGATGAGTGAAGTACGCTTAAAGGGACGACGTAATTATTCAACTCTTTCATATGTGCTTGGAAAGTGTAGTATATGTCATAGAAGTCCCACTTTCCTGTAAACTCAGATGGCATTTTAGTTCTGATATTCCTCCACGTCTTTACCTTGGCAGCTAAGAATAAACCGTCCATAACAACAACTTTACGTCTGTTCCCAGGCCCGTACTGAGTTAAAGACATATTTTCATAGTCCTCTCCATGATACACTGCTCCTGCTCTAGGACTTCTAGGAGTATAGTTACCTAACCCTTCCCACCATATGCCACTTTCTCCCAAAAGTTGAGTTCCTGCCAATCCGATGAATCCAGCATTCCGTATATCTAAAGTATCCATACAGTACTTAAATACGTTTTTATCAGATAGTATTTCTACATCATCGTGTATAAGGAGTAAGGTATCCTCACCGCATAAACCTTTTATATGTGAGACAGAATCAACTTCATCAAATATGCTAGTAGCACCTTCCATTACCTCAATATACGAAACTTTATCTAGTAAGCTCCTATATCCTCTGCTCTGTAGGTATTTCTCTTTATCTCTGGTAAGTACCAAAGCATATGTAATTGCTTTATAATCAGACATTTTGCTCATATCCCACGTATATAATAGTATGGAATCTGTAGATTATAGTGAGGAGTATAGGAAATGCTCCGAAAGTTGTGAATATTTCATACTTAACTATATCAAGATAAAACACCCTGTAAAAGGTATCATACCTTTTGCCTTATACCCATTTCAGAAAAGGATAGTTTCTGAAATCTCTACTCATAGGTTTAATATAATTAGGAAGTTTAGACAAGCGGGTGTTACTACCATTATGTGTGCATACGCTCTATGGTATATAATACTTCAAAGAAAATAAGAATATTATGGTGGTTTCCATAGGTGAAAGAGAGTCTAACTTATTTTTATCCCGCGTTGTTGAAATGTATGACTGGTTGCCTGAGTTCCTACAACCTTCTATCATAAAGAAGAATGTCCACGTGTTACATCTAGAAACAGGCGGGATTATAAAATCACAACCAGCAGGTGCTGGTCGTTCAGAAGCAGTGTCCTTACTTATAGTTGATGAGGCCGCTTTCATTGATAACATGAGAGAGTTCTGGAAAGCAATCTACCCTACTATTTCAACTGGTGGTGAATGTGTTATGCTTTCAACAGTTAACGGAATGTCTAATGTATACTATGAACTTTACAGAGACGCTGTAGCAGGTATTAATGACTTCAATGTAATTGATATTCATTGGAGAGAACATCCTGATTATGATGATGAGTGGGCTAAAGTAACAAGACCTAACCTAGGTGAAAAAGGTTGGATGCAAGAAGTACTTTGTCAATTCCTAGGAACAGGTGATACTTTCATTGATAGGGAGACTTTAGCTAAGTTAGTTGGGGAGGTAGATGTTAAGTATAAGCTATCCCATAACAAGAGAATGAGGACTTGGAAGAGAGCAGAACCTGGGAAGGAGTACTTAATCTGCGCCGACCCTGCGTTTGGTGTAGAGAGAGATAACTCAGCATTCCATGTATTATGTCTTAATACAGGAGAGCAGGTAGCTGAATTTTACTCTAACTCAACTAAAGTAAAGGAGTTCTCCCAGATAATCTATCAGACAGCATTAGAGTATAATATGGCACTTGTGGCCTGTGAAAGAAACTCTTTAGGGATAATAGTTATTGAAGAGATATTTGAAGGTCTTGAATATGAAAATATGTGGTTTGATGAGAAAGGGGAGCCAGGAGTGCTGTTAAGTAGAAACGGGCGTGATGCTGTATTAGAAGCTCTACAAGACTGTCTCTACCTAAATAAAGTGAAAGTGAACTCTAAGAGAACAGTAGATGAGATAACTACATTCATTACTACAGATACAGGGAAAGTACAGGCTGATAAAAGACTACTACGACGACCTTGTTACAAGTTTAGCTATTGGCTGTCATGTATTATCAAAAGTTAGAGTTCTCAGGTCAACTTCCCTCTATGGAAGCCCAACACGCTACAGAAGAACCTTTAGGAATACCTTTGCTCAGTTCACATGAGTATATCAATGTAGATAGAGAGTTTGAAGATTACAGAAAGTGGATGTTAAATGGATAGAGAAGAACTATACGAAGGGTACACCGAATTTCCTCAGCAGGACGTAACTGCTGCTGGTAGAACTAACATAGGGCCATTTGCAGCACTATGGAATAGGTTGACTGGTAAGAAACGAGGAAGAGGTAGACCCCCTATCGAGTTACCTAAGACTGGTGATACAGCCTCGCCTATGGTTCCTGCGGAAGAGGAGTCATATATGAGTTCTATTACCTCTAATAGAGGTAGGTCTACTATACAACTTCCTAGAGTTGAGGCTACAAGAAGAGGGCGTTACAGAGATGTTGAAAGAATGGACGAGCATCCTGAGATTAGTTCCGCTTTCGACATATACTCAGATGATGCTTCGCAAGAGGATATCAAAGGAAACCCTATCCTTATAGAAACTGACGACCCTTTACTTAGAAGAGAAGCGGAGAAGTTTTTAGAGAACACTAGAATTGATAAGTATCTGTGGGATATTGTTAGAAACGTAGCAAAGTACGGTGATTCCTTCATTGAGAATATTGTCAGTGTAAATAACCCAAAGCTAGGTATTGTAAAGGTAAAACCTCTAAATCCAAACTACATTTATAGAGTAGAGGATAGAAAGGGCAATCTTCTAAAGTTCTACCAAGAGATTCCTAGACCAGGAGACCCCATGATGAGTAGTGGGGAGACAGATGCTTTAGATAAAACTAGAGCTATTGAACTCAATAAAAGACAGATAACTCACTTTAGGAGAAGAACCTCTGACCCAAACTATTACCCATATGGTAAAAGTATAGCTGCCGCTGCTATTAGAACTTGGCGTTCCTTAAGGCTAATGGAAGACGCTATGTTAATCTATAGATTACAACGCGCACCTGAGAGAAGAGTGTTTAAGATTGACGTTGGTAACCTTCCTCAAACTAAAGCAGAGGCATTCCTGGAAAGGGTAAAGGCGAAGTTCAAGAAAGAGAAGTTCTTTGATACTACTACTGGTACAGTAAACGAGAGATATAATCCCGCTTCCGTAGACGAGGATTTCTTCGTACTTAATAGAAACGGAAAGGGTACTGATATCGACGTACTCCCAGGCGCACAAAACCTTGGGGATATAGATGACGTTAAGTATTGGAGAGATAAGGTACTTGCGGCTATGAAAGTACCGAAAGACTTCATTGTTGAGAAGGACAAGTCTCCTGAAAGAAAAGCCAACTTAAGTCAGTTGGATGTTAAATTCTCTAAAGCTGTATCAAGGCTCCAAAGAGATATTGAGTTAGGGTTAGAAGATATCCTAACCTTGCATTTAATGTTGAGAGGTTTCAGCAGAAGAGCTACTAAAGCTATCAAGCTTAAGCTTTGCCCTCCTTCCGACATGAATGAGAAGAGAAGACTTGAGCTAGACGAGAAGAAACTTCAAATCGTAACTCAAGTACAAGGGCTTAATCTATTCGATGACGAGTACATCTATAAGACATATTTCGATATGTCTGATAATGAGGTATCCGTTATGAAGGACAGATTGAAGAAGGAGAAAGAAGCTAAGGCACTTGAGGAGGCTCAAATCCAAGCTGCTATGGCTCCTCCTGAAGGAAGCTCTGATGAAGAAATGCCACCAGGAGCGGAAGGTGCGCCCCCAGGCGGTGAACCTACAGGCCCAATGTAAATAATTGAAAGTTTATCATTATTTAAGAGGTATATACTTTTAGACATTATTATGGAAATAGAAGACTTATTTAAGGTTAGAGATAAATCCTACATTAGATTAAACAATCTTACAGACTATCTTGGACGCTCTCTACGGGAGAATGTTGTTATTTTCGACGTAGATAGTAAAGAAAACGAAATAAGTTTTCTGACTGAATCGGAGAAGTTTATAACGGGTAAGTACACCTTAAAAGAAGGAAGTATGATTCTTGAGGATATTACAGTTGACAATGCTGACGATGTAATGTCCGATGAAGCAGTTGATAATTACCTAACAGAGCAAGTCCATAGTTTTGTATCTAATCTTAGAGAAGGCTCTTACTCTGATGCCACTCTAGATTATAATGGAATGATAGATGTGTTCAAGTCAAGAGGTAGAATTAATGAAACACGTAGTAATCTATCAGAAAAGCTAAAATCCCTTACTGAGTCTTCCCTAACAGGCGACTCTTCTTGCTTTGGTAAGCTCTCAGAATTAAAGGATAATATTGAGAAGTTTGTAAAGGATAATGAGAAAGTCATAAAAGAGAACTCTGATATTCTAAACTCCGTTAAGTTAAATAACTCAATGTCTAGAGTATTTGATACAAAGAAACTTACATATGACGAACTAATTAAAGAAGGACTCTATGTAGACGATAATGAAAGTATTGAGTTATATGAAATGGTTTGTCGTAGAGAACTTATTGCTAGAGAAATATATGAGTCTAGAAAGAACTTCTCTAACATGTGGGTATCTAATAACTTATTAGGGGAACTGGCTGAGGGATTAATAAACGAAGAAGTATCTGTACCTGATAAGGTTTCTAGTTTAATAAAGGAAGTTCCTTACTTTGCACTGGCCGCTAAGTCCGAGATAAATGAGGCACTTTCAAGAGTTGCCATGATTGACTTAGGTGGAGAAGTATCCAAGAAAAGAATCAAAGAGTATACAGCAGCAATCTTCGAACTTAAGAAAGACGCTAAGAAAGAAATCGTCAAGAGACTTAATGAGTCTTATGGGGTTAACATTAATAACCTGAGATACGTTCCGACATTCTCAGACTTAGCTACAACCCAAGCAACGCTATTCGAAACATTAGCTAGTATGAGTGGCAGTGAGATTATTACTGAGAAACTAACTGAGGCAGCTAATTCTATAAAAGGACACTCAGGGATTGATGTTCTAGTTGTAAGTGATGTAATCAATGAAGTTCTCACACCTGCCCTGAATGTTATATTTGAGAATGCAATCCCAGAACTTAATGACTCTATTCTACTAGAAGAACTAGGAGCGGAAGCGTCGAATCTAATATCTAGAAGAAGGTTACTATGGGGATATGGGTGATGGGGAGGACGACGATGAAGACGAGTCCAAGAAATCAAAGAAGAAGGCAAAGGGTAAACTTGTAAAGAAGAAGAAAGGCAAGGACGGTGATGATGAGGACGGTGATGATGAGGACGAAGATGATGAAGGTGTAGATGACGAGAAGGGCAAAAAGAAAGAAGATAAAAAGCCCAAGAAAGGTAAGAAACCTCTAAAGGAAGGCGTTGAAGAAGATGGAGATATAGAGGAAGAAGTAGAACTTACCGATGAAGAGATAGCTGCTGGTGAAGTACCTGATGAAGATGGTATGAGAGAAGGTGAAGAGGAAGATGAGGAAGTTGAATCCAATGACCAAGTTAATCTCTCAGATGAAGATATTCACAAACTTACTGATGACCTAGGAGATATGATGAAAGGTATGGAAGTGTCATCTAAGAAAGGTTCAGTAGATGATGAACCAGACCTTAGTGAAGACGAAGAGTAATTACTCAGTATAACCTTGCTTTAAAAGAGACATGTAGACAGATACATGTCTCTTTCTCATTTGTATAAGTTCTAGTATAGACTGGTCTAGAGTCTCTATTGTATCCTCTGAAATTGAACCGTCTTCCGATATTGATTTCGCTAACGTATTCATAATTTCCAGTATTGAATCAACATCACTCTTGTTAAAGTCTGCTGCCTTTCTAACTCTATCTTCGTTTGTTTTCATCTATCTCTTCTATATTGAAATTTTAATCTCTTGTATGAGCTTCTCCTCTTCTTAGCGTGTTGTATAAGGTAAGGGGCTTTTATCCAAGAAATCAATTATCTCTACACTGTCCTTACTTTCATGTAGTCTCAAAAGCTCTACCCATAGCCTGTATAGTAGCTATCTCAGATTTTAATGCTCTAGCATTTATGAAGTGAGTTATCTCAGGAATATTTATACCTGTCTGGAATACCACTGTTCCTATTATAACACCGTGAGTAGAGTTCACAAAATTACTTACCTTTTTATCTCTTACACTTAACGGGTCTTTTCCTTGTACAATCACTGAATCAGGTATAAGTACATTTAGTATTTCAGCATGTTCAATATTCTTTACAAGAATTAATACTTTACTACTCTCAGTCGTACTTTGAACATCCTTTACAATATCTCTTATGATACCATTTCTAACTCCACTCCTGATTATAAACCTTTGGTAATAATCTTCATATCCAAAACCATCACATTTAGATAAGTCAGGTTCCTTCATATCTATTAGTGTTATCTTGGGGTCTGTCAACCAACCTTCATCGACAAGCTCTTTGGCAGATACTTCGTTTATAATCTTACCTAATCCTGCAACTAAGTTAAGTCTAGGGATATGGTCTTTAGGTACTGTTGCACTCATACCTATCCTAACATAAGCCTTCTTGAATGAAGAGATTAAAGCCTTGCCTATTTTACCATTAGCAAACTCGTGAACTTCATCAAACATTATAAACTCAGCATCTAAATGTGTGTCTAGTATTCGGCCAACAGACTGTGCGGTACACAGCATAACATCTTTCATAATGAATCCGTCCCCAAAGCATAAACCGACATCAAATCCAAACTTCTTTAAAAACTCATATGTTTGAGTAAGGATAGATTTCTTTGTGAAGAAGATGATACCTTTTCTCCCCTCTAAGGCACTTAAAAGATAAGCTAATATTGGAGTTTTACCTGATGCGGTAGGAGCTTCAATAATACATCTTTTTTCAAGTAGTGCTGAATCAACTATTCTAGTTTGGTAATCTCTAAGTGTTAATCCTTCTACAAAAGGTTCCTCTAACTCATAGGTTTCTCTTGTGTCATTTATTTCATAATCTAGACCTACCAACTCCAAGTCTTTAATTATATGACTTAGTAGACCTGTCCCAAACGTACCTTTCTTAGTAAAGTATTCTTTAGTACCTTTCCAGTACCCTCGCCTATACTTCGATGAGAAGTGCGCTCCTGGAATTTTCCGTGTATATTTCCTATTTAGAACCTCTAGCAGCTTCTGGTTGTCTGTCTCTAGTCTAGTTCTCTGATTGCCTACGTGAAATATCATCCACTGTATTTATTATAACAGACTTCTATAATAGATACTAATATGGAAGATAAAGAAGTTAGCATCATAGATATGGCAAATGCTCACATGGCCACAGGTAGAACATTAACCTCGCCGCCCCAAGAAGGTAATCCAACTATTGAAAAACCACAAGACTCTCCTATTGTAGGGAATGTCCCTACTAGAAATGACGATGAGGCTGTTCTCTCAAACTTACTACTGAAAGTGAAGGAGAATAAGAACCCTTCTGTAGAGCTAAAACTACCTTCTAATGGCTTTGCCTATAACGGTATTTCTACTGTTAAGATATCTCCTTTCACCTGGGAAGATGAGGTTAACCTTAAGACTATGGCAGAAGAATCAGACCCTGATGCTCTTATGGCAGAGATACTTAACAAGTACGTTGAAGGTCTTGATATAAACTATGCTACTCTACCAGACAGAGATTTTATACTTTACAGTATACGCAGGGTAACATATGGAGATTCGTACCCTATGGAGAAGACTTGTACCCATGAAGGGTGTGGAAAGATTAATAAGGTTAACTTGTCTCTAAGTAGTTTACCTGTTGTCTACGCATCAGCTTCCCTTAATGTAGATGAATATACTCTTCCTGATTCTGAACAAGTGTGCGTATCCAGACACCCAGCGGTTAAAGATGAGAAATTCATTAATGGCCTTAGAAACAGTTATCTGAATCTTCATAAATTCATTGTTTCAATAGGTGGTATTACTGACTCCAAAGTAATCTATGAGTTTCTTAAGAGAACCACCACTAAAGATATAAATGTAATACACTCTCACGTGTTTGAAGAAACATACGGTATGGAACATCTTGTTATGTTCGATTGTGCTAAGTGTGGCAAGGATAATGCGGTGAGATTGGAACTTACACCTGAGTTTTTTACGCCGAGTTAAGCTTCCGCCTAAGCGCAAAGAATCTCTTAAGAGAAGCCGCAATCTTTGAAGAGGCAGATATAAGCTACCCTTTGTATTCGTCTCTTAGTTATAAGGATAGACAAGTACTCATAGATGTTATAAAAGAACTTCGTGAAGAGGGTAAGAATAAGTAAATATCTATATGGCGCAGTTAAACAGTATTACAGTCATACCTAGACATAATAGACCTTCTACAGAGGAAAGGGTAGAATTACAACTTAATTATATTGTAGGTGGAAGTCTAGCCGACCCCTATGAAATAGAGTCAGTTCACATATTTAAGGATACAACGGCATCTAGCGTAGAATTCCCTTACATAACAAATGGGCTTATTGAGAACCTAGTAGACCTTTCAGCAACGTCAGATAATTATGGACTGTTAGCTACTTCATCCCTCAACTCTTCTGTATTTAGATACGCATACACTTCAGGCACACCTGTTACAAGTTCTGTCTATGATACTTCTAACTACAGCCTTGATTCTTCTGCCGCAAGTGGAATATACAGGTCGGATGATTACGCGGAAGGTGTTTTCTCAGTTATATTAGCACCTGGGATATCTGGTACAGAGGAAGATGATACCGCTAGAACCATACCTGCGAGTGGGCTACAGTCAGGAGATTACTTCGACGTATGGACGGTAAGACACCGTAGTACAGGTAATCTAAGGATATTCGCCCATGAGTTCAAGCTAAGTCTAGACTCTGTGATAACAACTACAGAGCCTATCATTGTAGAGTCTACGGTTAAGCTTAAGAACAGGTACGTTGAAATGGGTTCTAAGGAGGACTTACATTTCACATGTAACTATGGCGTTACTTCAAAAGGGTTGTCTAGGGCAGAGAAGAATATATTCAGAGACTCGCTTCTCAGGGATGTAAAACTTCGCCTCGTAAAAATAAACGAAGACCCTAACTTAACCTCCAGATTCGAAGTGTCAGGGTTCTCAGATACATCTGGACTTATGCACGTAACAGCGCACGACGATGTTTTATTCAACTTTGATACAACTGTACTTCAAACTATAGCTAATGCTAATACAGACTACGGTTCTATCTTAGGAGTATATGAGGTTCAGCTAGAGTACGTAATACTTACAGAGACGTTGAGAAGTCCTAAGTTTAGGATAGTTGTGAGATAAGTAAATACTCTAACTTAGATTTATTTATATTCCCGTATACGTAATTTCTAACTTCTGAAGCCCCTCTCTTAACTAGGAATTCATTCCAGTCCCCGTACTCTTTAGGAGGGTGGCAGAACATTACCTTATCTGCACCTACACCCCCTAGAATCTTAGCAGAGCATTCCATACCTTTTCTCCCTGCATCATCATTATCGAATGCAAGTATTATTATTGCACCATTAGAATTAGCCCAGTCCTTAAGTTTTCTAGCTTGTATGGCTGAAATGTAGCTCCCATTTATACATGTAGCATTTACATTAGACGATTGCAATGTAATAGAGTCAAGTGGCCCTTCAGTAACCATTACATACTTGGATTCTTCATTATAAGGGTACAGTATGTTTGAGCATTTATGAAGCTCACCTGTATCTTTCTCTGTTGGGTTTAAATACTTTAAAGGGCTGTTACCTAAAGCTCTAGCCTGAAAGAAGAACATAGAATCGCTGTCTTTATACCTATAAGGTATAATGAGTCTCCTGCTGTACTTCCCTTTCTCACAAAACATTAATTCCCCTAAGGGAAGAGACCGTTCAAAAGCCATTTTGAAAGCAAGTCTTTCAGATAAAGAATATGAGTTTCTACTGAACTCATAGGTGAGAGGTTTGAAGTCTTTAGCAATTTCATTTATCTTACTTACCCCTACTACTGTCTCTGACTCAGGGCGGCTCCTACTTTTATAGAATATTAGTTCAGGTGAATCTAGAAGTTTTCTCCCTATGAATATCCTTGCTGCATTTATGGATATTCCCTCCATAAAGGCTACTAGCTGCTCAAAGTTACCTTTCTGCTTATACTTGAAACATTGCCATAAACCAGTCTCCTGATTTATACTCATGTGCTTATTGGTATCCTCTCCGAATATAGAGTTTACTATAAATTCTTTGTCAGACTCATTATAATCATCAAAATGAGAGGTGAGGTAGTCTATTATAACGTGAGAGGGAATTTCCATGTATATTAAGAAAGTAAGTCCAAGTAAGATTAAAGTTTATGACGAATGCCAATATAAGTACAAGAGTAAATATATTGATAAGATGCCTGATGTTTTTAACGATAAGCAAAGCACAGATGCTTTACAGTTTGGGTCATATATCCACAGGATATTTGAGCTAGGATACCAGTGTGAAAAGGTAGAAGAGATATATGAAATAGCTAAAGACATTAGGGAGAAGTACCCTTTTAAAGGTTACGGCCCAAAGAAGATAAAAACTTGCATAGATAACTTCTTTCGGTTTAACAAAACCCTGTCTAAGACTTTAGGTGTAGAACATATATTCGACATTGAAGCCGACACCTACAACGTCAATGGTATCATTGACCGTGTTATAATAGGTGAGAACGGCGGAATAATGGTTATTGATTACAAGACAAGTAAAAGAGCAAGTACGACTGCTGCCTTGTACTCAGACCCACAGATGCTAATATATGCTTTTGCAGCACATAAGCTATTCAATGTCCCTTACAACAAGATTCTTCTTGCACACTACTACCCACACCTTGATAAACTGGTTACTGTGAGAATACCACAAGTGAACGTAGAAAGGTACATTAGTAAAAAACTCAAGAACTCTGTGTGGTCTATCCGTAAAAAGACGAAAGGGGAGTTTCCACCAATGCCTAATAAGTTCTGTTCTTGGTGTGGAGTTCAAGGTATTTGCCCAAGCTACCACAGTGCTGAACATATAGAAAAAACCATACAAGGCAAGGCTGGGGAGATTCAGGAAGCAAAGGAAAGAACCAAAGCTTACTATGCAGAGCAAGACAAGAAGAGAAAGGAATCTGGGAAGATAGACGTTTAACGTATCAAAGGCCGATATAGGCCAATCTCTATATCATTAAAAAAGTCCAATATAACTTGACGGTTATATTGGTTTTTTTTGACTATTGTGCTAATAAACTTCTCTTTATCTATAGGTCGTTGGGTTTCTAGTGAATTGACTATTTTATCCTGGAAGAGGCTTATCAGGTGCGTACCGTACTTATAGTCTCCACGTTTCAATAAACCTGCGAGAAAGTCCATAATTAATCTGCTCCATAAACTCCGAAGCTTCTGTATAAAGGTTTTCCATGAAAATTTCCTATAGTATATATAACATCTCTTTAGTTCTTTTCTTTAGTTTCCTTTGTTAACTCAGTAAATATACTAGTATAATAGTACAAAATGTTCTAGAATGAGCCTACAATCCGACAGAAATTTCTTGGAGTCAGAACAGGAGAAACGCCTACTAGCTCCATCCATAGCGTTCAAGTCTAGAAAGACGAGAGTGAGGGAGATTCCCAGGGTTAAAGGTACGTGTTTATACTTATTTGACTACAGAAGTAAGAACGTACACGACAGACACCCACTAGTTCTCCTTATAGGTCGTGCAGGAGGTTCCCCATATTTCAGATATCCACCACCCGCTACACGAGCCAAAGGCGATACTTATCTTGCCGCCATCAACCTAAGCTACTTAGCCCCAGGTCTTAGGCGTTACCTAATTGATAAATATGGGCGACTTTCATATATACCTACAGGAGAAGCACGTAGGTTAGAACTCCTTACAGATGTGTATAGGATATATGACACAAGGAAGATTAGAGGTCTTTATCCAGTAGATTCACAAATGTACCTTAGCATTATAACATGACATTAGAAGACAGTATTGGTAGACTTGAAGCGGCTATAACAGGCTACTCTAGCAAAATGGATAGATTTGCTAGAAGGTTTGACCGTTTGGAGAACGATATGACTAAGAGTATCGCAACCAATATGACTAAGCTTATTGCTACGGGTAAAGAGCAAGTCTTTACAGGCAATACTTTAGCGAAAGAGTTTAGGAATACAGGTCTGTCTTTAAAGGAAAGTTTAGGATTACTTAGAACATCTATTGTAACTGGATTTAGACAATACGACGGTGCATCTAAGAAGCTATTAACTTCCGTAGTTAAGCTAGGTCTAAGTGAGAGACTATTCTCTGATATGCTGGCTTTTAATTCTGAAGTTCTTGGAATTAACAATAGGGAGAATGTTAAACTAGGAGACCATATAGTATCTCTTGGTAGGAGATTCAATATAGACTCTAATGCACTTGTAGCTCAACTACGGTCATTAGATGATACTACTAGAAGGTATGCTTTACAGTATGGCGGTGGAGCAGCAGCTAATCTACAGCGCGTAGTAACGACGCTAGGGGCCGCTCTAGGGCCGCAGTACTTAGGTGCGGTTGGAGAGCTTGCTAACCTCGTTACGTCCACCACGGTCAAGGACTACGTTACTGCGGCTAGGTTTGGTGGTGGTGGCGTAGGGAGAGGAGCTTCGTCAGATAAGATACTAGACGAATTCTCTAAAATGTCTAAGTCAATCCTAGACTTATCCGATAGGTTTGGAATCTCCAATTCCCCACTTTCCTTCCAGGCACAAATATTTGGTAAACAACTTAATGTCTCAAAAGAACTTCTACAACTTGTTAGAAAATTAGATGAGACTGGTGGAATTAAAGGTTCTCTAGGTTTAGAGATAGCAAAGCAGATGGACGTAACTCAAATGAGTTATGATGTTCAAAGAAATATAACTTCTGTTATTGCGAGTTTCCAAGCTACTATGTTACCTTATGCCTTGAAGTTTACTAAATGGCTTGCAGAGAATGTAGGAGAGATTAATAAGTTTGTTGACAGGACAATGGTAAACATTGAAACCTTATTCAATAAATGGAATGTGTCTGGTAAGTTCGACGGGATACTAGATACTGCCTCTAAAGGATTCAGAAATATCCTAGAGTGGACACAAGGGCAACTCCCTAACATAACTGCCAAGTATGTAAAGCCAGCATTCTCTTGGATGATTGAATCAGGTAAGTCAGTTATAAGCGCATCTAAAGAAATGTATAATGCGTTTCATGGAATCGGTACAAGTCCATTTGGGGAGTATATGTCTGGTAAGATATCTTGGTGGGATATGATTACAGGTAATACATTAGAAATGCAAGAGGAGGAAAGGTTGAGAGAGAAAGCTATCGCAGCAGAGTTACGTAGTAGAGACTCTCGTTATTTCAATAGTGCGTACAAGAAACTTGGGTACAGAGTACCTTTTGAACACGTAAAAGAGCCAAGTCCAATACCTGAGTTTATGAACACAGGTATAAGGGACACCTTTCAACCTCCTTCTCCATTTAATAAATTTGACCCTATGACTCAAACTGAGATGTCGTATAATACACAAGCGTTATTAGATGCACGAGAAGCTTCTGAAGAACTAGCAAGAGAGATGAGAAGAAAAACTCAACTTGAAGCTTATTCAACTCGTCTAAGTGGTATGAGGTCTCAAGCTATACCAATTCAAAACAACCTAATATCTTTCACTCACTAATATGCCGAATCCAGTATACAATCAGGCGATAGATGCCGTAACAAACTTTGTAGGACTTACAGGTGATAGGAGAGATTTAATATATGATGATTACTTAGACCCTGCTTCTCCTAGAATGAACAAAGCTCTTGAGGAAAGAGGCTTTGTAGAATTCAGATATGGAGGCTCTCAGTTCGCTGTAGATGAAAGCGATTTATTCTCCTTTCAAGAAACTAATCAGTCTAAGGTTAGAAAAGTTTCAAATCCAAGACGGCTACCGTTCTTTGAAGATTTAACTATAAAAGAG